GGAGGCGCTTCATGTACGCAGTAAGTGAACAATACAAGGCTGCCATGAAGCAGCCGGTCCAGAGATTCCGGATGACGGGAACGATTGGTGACCATCCTTTTACAGATGATAACATCCTTGCCGGGTCCTTCTCCATCACCAATCAGTGCACGGGAAATGATGAGATCACGATCGGACAGGTCTATGTCGGAGAACTGGATGTAACGTTCATGAACATGCCGATCAGCCGATATGGGTGGAAGGGGCTGGAAATCAGGCCTGTCTTCGGAATGAAGATTGCGGATGGAACCTATGAAGATGTTCCTCTGGGTGTCTTTACGGTAGAAACGGCAGAGTGGACAGCCAGCGGTGTCGTCATCAAGGCCTATGACCATATGGCGCTCCTTGACAAGAACTGCAACAAGGTCATCACGGAGGTTACCCCATATCAGTGTGCTCAGGCGATCGGAGAAGCAACAGGACTAATCTTTGCAAATACAGAAAAGGAATTCGAGTCTTTTGCCAATGGATCTACGATGATTTCCGAGACTACGACGAATGATGTCGAGACATGGCGGGATCTGGTCTCGTGGCTTGCGCAGACCATCGGCTGCTTTGCAACAGCCGACAGGGAAGGAAACATTGTATTCCGGTCCTTTAACCAGACCGTTGTCGATACGATTGACGATGCGCACCGGTTCACGGGAGGCTCCTTCTCGGATTATGTCACTCGCTATACCGGGCTTTCTGTGGTCAACATGGAGGACAGCACAACCTCCTATTATGCCGAAGACGAGGATGACGGCCTCACGATGAATCTCGGGAGCAATCCCTTCCTCCAGTACGGTGTGGCTGCGACGAAGGAAGAAATGGCAAAGGCTATTCTGACTGCGATACAGCAGATCCGATATGTTCCATTCACGTGCCGTGCAATTGGAAATCCTGCCTATGACCTTGGAGATGTGCTGGTCTTTCAGAACGGTCTTGCGGATGGTGATGCGCTCTACTGTATTACAAAGTTCACGTTCAAGTACAACCAGTACTTTGAAATGGTGGGGGTCGGGAAGGATCCGTCCCTTGCCAGCGCCCGGAGCAAGACGGACAAGAATCTCGTAGGGCTCGCCTCCAATACCGATGAGAACCAGCTGGTCCATTACCGGTTCACTACGCAGGTGGTGGAAGTCGGGGATGGAAAGCGGGTACCGGTGGCCTCGATCCGGTTTGCAACGGCGACGAAGGCATCTGAAGTATCCCTCTGGGCAGAGCTTCTTCTCAATGCAAGGCTTGGCACAACACATGCGATTGGCAGTACGAAACTGAAAGATGTGACGATTGCAGATGCGTCTTCGCCGACAGTTACAGAGCTCCAGAGTGAGATTTCAGAACTTCAGACGGGAGTAAGTGCCCTTGATGAACGAGTGACCAGTGCGGAGACAGAGCTGGCTTCTCCTGACAAGATGACCGTCACGGTTTCCTATACCCTCGCCGGGGATGAGATCGATTACCACCCGGTGGAGACCTACGACATTTCCGGGAAGCATGTCCTTTCGCTTCACTACTATATCGGGGATGTCAAGGCCAATACGGTGTATCTGTTTGTGATCTTTCTCACTGCGGCGGGAGGGTCCCTCTTTCTGGACACAAACTGCATCAACGCGGTGATCGAGGGTATGGGTCTTGCCGGAACCGGAAAGTGGGACGGCACGATCAATGCGGAGGAGGAATTCGTCGGATTTTCGATGGGATCCGTCATCGGGAATCTTACGGATGAGGCAAAGACAGCACTGCTTACGCCTGTGCCGACCGGTGCAAGCGATGCGATTTCGTTTAACATGGCTTCTGTTCTTGGAAGCTTCACGGATAGTACGAATGTTGGCATGGTTGTGCGATATTTCATTCTCTCCGATACGGAAGGAAAACCGGACTACAACGGCACGTACATCACCACGAATTCGGATGATGCCTTTGTTTTGCAGACGCAGTATAGCTTTGAGAGCACTTCTGGTACTGTGGATGCCGGACAGCTGGATATCCTTGATATCTATAGTATGTATTCTGAAATCGAGACCTTGGAGGAGGTGAAGTTATGAGCATTACCCGGGAAGAAAATATGATGCGGATCACCTTCGAAGATGATACGTGGAAGGAAGGCGAGGAAAGCATTCTGTCTGTGACGGACGGTACCACGCCTTTCTATTCTGCAGATACCTGGAAGATCGATGGTGTGAATACGCTCCGAAGCGGGAAGATTACCGATAACGGAACCAGCGAGACGACGCTCACGGTTACGCTTGCGGAAGCAGGGAGTCTCGCCTTCAGCTACATCGTTTCCAGTGAGCAGAATTATGACTGGCTCCACGTGCTCGTGGATGGGACAGAAGTACTGAAAAAGTCCGGCACAGGCGTCAGTACCTTCACAGAGTTCACGAATGCTCTTGCTGCTGGGACACATACGATTGTGCTCCGCTACACGAAGGACGGGTCCCAGAGCAGGGGAAATGATGCCTGTGCCATCGGGTATCTCCTGTTTACCGGTGTGGAGCCGCCCTATGCCAAGAAGTACCTGCTGGCGGACTTCAACGGGAAGATTTATACGCTTCTGGATGGTGTGGTGACGGAGATCACGGATGCGGTTGCCGCTGACCTTGGAGAAGCCTCGTTCTTTCAGGAGAAGGGCTTTGATACCCTGCCGACATCAGATGAGATCACGAGCCTCACAAAACCGGTCATCTATCGCTGGTCGGATGGAAATCCGAAAGCCATGAAAGCGGCGGTGAAGGCCGTGCCGAAGAAGCAGACGATTCACTGCATCGCAGATCTTAGCCACGAGACCATACATGGCATCACACAGATGACTGCCGTTTACACAGGGACGGTAACCGTATCGTACAGTTTTGATGGAACCACCTATACGGATGCGGTTGACATGGCCACATTTCTTGCGTCGGATTGTGCCTCGATCTATTCCGGTGTACAGGCGAATAAGAAGATCTGGTTTGAGTTCATGATCGAAGGAGCTACCTCCTCCCTCACGAACTTTGTCATCACCTATAAGAATGATTGAGGAGGAGAAAAATGCTGAAAGGACATCTGCAGATTGATCTGCACAATGAAATCACAGGAGAGAATAAACGGATCGAGCAGGACAACATGGTTACGAATGCCCTCGGATATGTACTTGGTTTGGCGGCAAATGCTGGCGCGAAAGGAGTCAATGCATTTGATGATCTGCTCCCGGCAGCGACAAAGGCGTTGGGCGGGTTATTCTTGTTCGACGGGGCCCTTACCGAGGATGTGAACAATGTCCACTTCCCGATGAACGTACATCTCATCGGCCATGCGGGGCAGGAGACGAATACAACGGCAAAGTTGGCAGGCTCGATCAACAAAGCAGAGTCGGGACGGACAGACACAGGCTATGTGAATGTCTGGGATTTCTCCACATCACAGGCAAATGGTACGATCGCCTCCCTTGCGCTGACACACACCAAAGCAGGGGTGGATCCCTTCAGAGGAGCACAATACAGTGAAGGAAGTCTGACCTGTGACCGGTCCTACTGTCCGCTCACCTTTGATGAGAGTACAGGTACACTGTATCTCTATAGCAGCGGGCTGATCTACAAGAAGCTGTTTTATACAAACATTGTCAAAGCATACACTCCTTACCTTGGAGAAGAAACAAAGGTTTTCGACTTTGCCTTTAAAGATCCTGAAAACTACTATTACTGGGCAGTCGCGGATGGTTATGACGGATACCTGTATGCTGTTTATGTTCCCAATGTCACCCAGCAGGGGACGGCCAGCATTCGAATCAGAAAGTTCAAAATCTCTGATTTTTCGTTTCAGGAAGAAGCGGAGCAGACTATTGCCGTGCAAAATGTGACGGCGAAGGCTACTGGCGGCACGGACTTTCAAGAGCAGATGAACGCTGTAGTTTCCAGTGGCTACCTGTATTTCATCAGCTATGATGAAAACACACTCTACAAAGTGGACCTGTCGAATACCGTTGACGTGAAAGAGGTAAACTTCGGCAGTACTCGTTGCAGGAAGATCTTCCCGATGCGCGGCGGTGGTGTCTTTGCGACATTTGAATGGACAGGTACCACCTCTTCCGGATCGACAACGACCTATGGAAGCCCGGGCATCGTCTACCCGGATGGCAAGTACCGGATGACCGATGAATCTACCAGCAGTGTGGGATACCCGATCTACTATATTTCGCATGAGACTGGCCATCTGCAGCGATTTGAGGTGTGGAGTAGTAACCTGTACTATTCCTTTGCCTGCAACTATCTGGGAACCATCTGTAACCTGAGCTCACCGGTGGTGAAGACATCTGCTCAGTCGATGAAGGTCACGTATACGCTGACGGATGCGATATGAAGGGAGGTGATACCATTGATAGACTTTATCCTACGCTACTGGATTCAGGAACTTTTTGCCCTGATCATTGCCGTCATCACATGGCTGTGGCGGACCTTGCTTCGGAGAAAGCAGGAGAATGACGAAATCAAAGAAGGAATGATGGCATTGCTGCACGACCGAATTTACCAGGCCTGCAGCTTTTTTATTGCCCGGGGATGGTGCTCTCCAGATGACCGGAGCAATCTTGAGTACCTGTACAAGCCATACAAGGCGCTCGGCGGCAATGGCACCGGAGAATCTCTGTACAGGAAGTGTCTGGAACTGCCGCTTTCGGCAGACAGAAATAATGAGAAGGAGGATTGAAGCTATGGATTTTGGAATTGCAAGTGTAGCGGCAATCACGGTGATTGCGTATCTGGTCGGCATCGGCTGCAAGGCAGCTGGCTCCGTGAAGGATGAGCTGATCCCGGTGATCTGCGGGTGCGTCGGCGCGGTGCTCGGCATTGCAGGATTGTATCTTATGCCGGACTTCCCGGCAAAGGATGTGATCAACGCCCTTGCTGTTGGCATCGTATCCGGTCTTGCGGCAACTGGCGTGAACCAGATCTACAAGCAGCTGACCAAAACGAATCAGTGAGAGGAGGTGATCCTCATATCTCGGCAGTCCCTTCCGTGAATGGGACGTTACTGGCTCTTCGGGCTTCACAACCCGGAGGGCTTTTCTATTTGCAAGGAAAGAAGAGGAGAAGATCATGAGTGAATACAAAGGAATTGATGTAAGTCGCTGGCAGGGGCATATCGACTGGGCAAAGGTGAAGGCGGCAGGTATCCAGTTTGCCATCATCAAGGCAGGTGGATCGGATGCTGGGTTCTACACCGATCCCCGATGGGAAGAGAACTACCGGAACGCCAAGGCAAATGGCATCGCTGTCGGCGCGTATTACTTCGTGGGTCCTGCCTGTACCTCGGCAGAAGCGGGAAAAGCGGATGCGCAGAGATTTCTTAACCAGCTCGCAGGAAAGCAGTTCGAGTATCCGGTGTTTATCGATGTGGAGGCTACGCCTACATCTGCGAAAGCAGGTGCCACAGAAGCGGCAATCGCTTTCTGCAGAGCGCTGGAAGCTGCCGGATACTATGCAGGTATCTACAGCTCCACCTATTCCGGATTCCGGGACAGACTGGACGATTCGAAGCTCACTCCATTCACGCATTGGGTAGCGCAGTATGCTTCGAGATGTACCTATGGCGGGGCATACGGAATCTGGCAGTATTCGTCTTCTGGGAGAGTAGATGGCATCTCCGGCAACGTGGATATGGATATCGCATATCAGGATTATCCGAGCATCATCAAGAACGGCGGATTCAACGGATTCTCCAAGCAGGGGAGCACGCAGCCGACTACTCCGGTTCAGCCAAGAAAATCTGTGGACGAGATTGCACACGAGGTACTTGCCGGGAAGTGGGGCAACGGCGACGATCGGAAGAACCGCATTACGACTGCTGGTTACGACTACGCTGCCGTGCAGGCAAAGGTGAATGAGCTGCTCGGTGCATCAGCGGCAAAATACTACACGGTACGAGGTGGCGACACGCTCTCTGCCATCGCCCTGAAGTACGGCACAACGGTGGTGGCAATCCAGAAGCTCAATCCATCACTCATCCGGAATGTGAATCAGATCCAGGTGGGATGGAAGATCAGAGTAAAGTGACAAGTTGGCCTGTAGGTATCCTTGGTGGGTGTCTGCGGGCCTTATTTTTTTGCTCATTCCATTTCCGATTTGCCTTCGAATGGTCCGCATACGTATGCGGGAAAGAAATTTCCGCTGATCGTTCAAAATCGCGTGTGAATGGTCCGCATATACCTGCAGGAAAATTTCACGTCCCGTCACAAAAACGCCCGGGAAGTGTCCGCTGATAGGTGAAAGCA